TGAATGAATCGAAGCAGGCTCTTAACGCGTTGGGTAGCGTAGCAGGCATCTCCGGTACCTTACGTACCGACCGAGGACTGAACGGGCCTAATGCTAATCTGAATTCCAATCAGCAAGCCAACAGCCCGCCCACCGCGCAGAACGGATTGGGCGGTGCACAGTTCTGGAAGTCTGTTGTTCGCAATCAGATCAGCGTGCAGATCGGCAACTACGCGTTCTTCGACTCCGTGGTCATAATGTCCGCACAAGAGACGTGGTCGAACCAAATCGACGCGCGCACGGGTCTTCCACTGCATGCCAAGGTATCCATTCGCTTCAAACCACTGTTCCTTGTCACGCAAGATGACTTGGACCAGATCTTCGCTAGGAGAGCCTGATGGTTTCCTCAGACTACGACTACTCGCGGTTCACTCCTCTGGACAACACTGGCACGGCTTACAACTTCGTGAAGTCGGCGTATAAGAACATTCGATTCGCCCTTCCTGCTGTTCAGACCTTGGTGATTAGCGATCCAGATGTTGGCAATCTTGCTGGTATAGCCTTCCGGTTCTACGGTGACGTCTCGCTGTGGCGGATGCTGTTGGCCTACAACGGCATGCAAGACCCGATCCAGGACATGTATCCAGGGCAGGTCTTGAAGCTCCCGGCAAAAGCAGCTGTCATTCAGTATCTGAATTCGCAGCTTCAGTCGCAACAGAAGACCCTCACTATCTAGGAGATCACATGTCCTATTTGGTGAACGGACAAATCGAAATCTCGATTTTCATCGCTGACAAAGAGTACCCTCTTGGAGCCCTCAACCTTCTGAATTGGCTGCACATAGCCACAACCGTGCGCCACGCACTGCCCGTCTGCGGATTCCAGATCACGGATGTGCAACACGTCTTCGATAAGATCGGTATCCTCGACGGTACTCCCCTTCGCATCGTGGTGAAGCCTAACGGTAAGGACAGCCGGACCTACCTGTTCCGCAAGTTCAATCACAAGCGGGTGTTCTCCGGCGAGGCCTACACCTGGAGCATCTATGGCTATTGGGATGCTCCTCTGTACTGGCTGGCGTCTTCGGTCAGGACTATCGAAGGCACCGCCAGCAACGTACTTCAGGAGATAGCATCTACGTGCGGACTAAAGTACGACGGCACGACAACCAACGATAGTCAGATATGGGTGCCACGCAATCGACTGTATCGGGCATGGGCGAAAGACGTGGCCGATCACTCATGGATCAACGACACCTCATGCATGATTTTGTGCGTCGACCTCGACGGAACTCTGAGACTCAAAGACGTCAACAACCTACCCGAACCCAAGCAGAAGATCATTGGCTATACGTACGCGGAGGACGCGATGACCGCCTCCGACATACAGCTGAGTGCCTCGTCGGGCCTGAACAACGCCCTATCCGGCTATCAAAACATGCGTGTGTCCCAGTCGGTAACGGTGAACGACATCTGGACGGCGAACAAGAATCTGTCGTTCACTCCTGACGTGAAGACCCCGCACTACAACGATACGCTCAAGCAGACGCTCGGCCGAGGTGCCGTGAGGTTCGGACCTATCGATGCGGGAAACGTACACCTGAACTACGAGAAGGCCGCGTACCAGAATCTGAGGTACCGCAACCTATTCAGCTTAGGCTTGGAGGCCTTGATGGTGGACACGACAGCAGTGCAGTTGTGCGAACGGCTATCGTTGAGTCTTCAGACGGAGGCCACGAGCCAGGACACCCCAAACAGCGGCACCTATACCGTCACAGGTCGTGCGATCTACGTGCAGGGTGCCAACTATTCAGAAAAGCTGGGCCTGTGCCGACACGGCACTAACGAGACAGTAATAGGTGCGCAATGACAATGAACTCAGTGAACGATCGTCTCTCTGACGCAGAGCAGGACGACAAGTACGACGGCTTTGTAGTGGGTACCGTCGTAGAGAACAACGATCCACTTGGCATTGCTCGTGTCAAGGTTCGGATACCAGAGCTGCTGGACAGCGATCAAGGTCCCATACCGTGGTGCCTGCCGTCCAAGAAGTCTCCGTTCGGGCAGGGTCCTAACTACGGAGTGTACGGCGCACCCAAGATCGGGTCGCCAGTTCGGGTGTCCTTCCAAGGAGGCGATCCGCATCACCCCGTCTACGAGTGCGACGAGTATCTGGCTGCGCACGCCAATCCCAAGTTCAGCAACCCCAACACCTGGGGGTTCAAGGACCCCGGAGGTTCGGAGCTGTGGGTAAATATGGATACGGGGGCCTGGGAGTTCACGCATCAGTCGGGAACGACCTTGAAATACGACGGCTCAGGAGACGTCAACCTGCACGTTGCGAAGGACCTGAGCGAAGACGTGATTGGCAACCAGACCTCCACCATAGGTGGTAATCAAGACACAACTGTTCAAGGGAACAGCACCTCGAACGTCCAAGGGAACCAGACTGAAAGCGTACAGAGTGCGGCCAGCTTGAGTGCCGACACTATCACAGAAACTGCTGGTAGTTCGATTTCGCTGAACGCTCCAACGATTACTATAAGTGGTAGCGGTCTGGTTACGATAAGTGGTGGTGGCATCAGCCTCGACGCTCCGAGTACGTCTTCAACGGGTAGTCTGTCGGCGGGTAACGGTGCTAGTGGCGTGTTCCACTCCAAGGAGAACAAGACCATAACCGTGCAGGACGGCATCATCACCAGCATATTGTAGAATTTCATTTGAGGACAACATGCCACAGCCTACCAACTTTGAACTGTCCCTGTCAGGGGCAACATGGATAGACGTCAACAGCAGGGTCACCCAGGACGCTTTGCCTGACCGACTGCCTGACTCACTATCCATCGTTCATTCGAGCCTGTTCAACTTGTTCAACTGTTCTATTGGAGAGCGCGGCAAGATCTTCCAACCTGAGTACGGTTCCGAATGGAAACTGTTCCTGCAAGAGCCCATCGATCTCGTCACCGCAGCGAAGATGAGGATCGCCATGATTCAGGCTATCTCAAGGTGGGAGCCGCGCATTCGTCTGGACTACGCCAAGTGCTCTATCACGCCCAATACCCTGATCCCCGGTTACGAAGTTCGGATCGTAGGCACGGATACCTTAACCAAAAACCCACTGGACATTCGGTTCCAGGAGACCGCAGGAACATAATATGAGCCAAGACCTGAGCATCCCAGTAACAGCAGCGGACTTCAACGACTTCGTCACGGCGTTCGAGACCTATTTGTCGAACACGCCTACGTGGAAAGGGAATCTGACCACGCAGACCTCTCAGACGCTAATCGAGTTGGTCGCTGCTGTTGGCACCTTCATGGAAGGCCGAAACATCCGAACGGCGGAGGACGCATTCGCGGAAACCGCGCAGTCCGATGACGCTATTCGAGCCATCACCCAGATGCAGGGCCTGCGCATGACGCGTAAGCTCCCGGCCGGGCTAGATGTTTCGCTCACGTCGACTACCACGCAGACGCTGAATCCGATGACTCAGTTCCTGATCGCTGGGCAATACTACTTCAATCGCGAGCAGCTGTTCTTCACCGCTAACGTACCGCAGACGGTGACGCTGTTCCAAGGCCGGATCACGGCCTTCGCGATGAGTGGTTTGGGTTCGCCTCGTCAGACCTTCCTCTCCGAGGACGACTCGTTCACCGTCTCCGATCAAGACGTAAGGATCTACGTGAACAATACGCTGATCGAAAAATCGTTTGGCACGCTCTGGAACTACAGGGGCCTTCCGGCGTACGCGGATCTCACCACGTCGGATGGACGCCTACTCGTGGTCTTCGGTTCGCAGCAGTTCGGCTATACGCCGCAGGTCTCCGATGTCATCGTCATTCAATACGCCATCACGAATGGCGCAGACGGGTCGAACCAGACTCTGCAAGGCAAGCCTCTCTCAGTGGACGGCCATCCGGAAATCACGGGCACGGCCTTGGCAAACCCGACAGGGGGCGGCGATGAGCAGCCGATCCAGACTTACAAGAACTTGAGTAGTGGGGCCTTCGGCACCTACTCGTCGGCGGTCACGAAGTCCCAGTATCTGGCGACAGTCGGTGACTATCCAGGCGTCATCGATTCGGTGACACAAGCCCAGCGCGACATCAACCCGATGGCCTTGGAGTGGATGAACGTGATGCGTGTCTCGGCATTAACCACTACGCCTTGGACAACGCAGCAGAAGAAAGACTACTGTTCATACCTGCAGTCGGTCACGATGTACGCACCACGTTTCGTGTTCCAAGATCCTATAGCGATCTTACGTGACATCGAGGTCACTGTCTTCTGCTTCAACACTGCTATCCTCTCGCAAGTGCAAGCGGCGTGTGAGGCACAGATCAATCAGCTATTCGCGCCACGCAGCGGCTTGCTGATGACCAACTTCTATGGCTATGACTTGGAGAACGCTTGCCGTATAGCTGCTCCTGGCCTAGTGTCCTATGTCACCGTGCAGTCGCCGACCGATCCGATGATCGTGACTGCGCCGCCGAGTCCGGGCCTGCAGTTCGAGCTCATTCACGGATCAGGTACGCTGACGCCTCTGATGTACTCCTACGGCGTGTCGGTCGTGAACGGCGACGGCGAGGAAGGGCCCCCGTCGAACTGGGTCTTCCCGCAGATCACGAATGCTATGGGTAACAACAACTCCGTCAAACTCACGTGGCTCCCTATGGAAGTCGCTGCGCAGTACAAGGTCTATGGCCGGAAAGCCTCTGAGGGTGTAGGCCTCTTAGCCACGATCAACGCAGGTGATCCTCTGCAGTTCACGGACAACGGCTCTATTACGCCTGGTGTCGCGCCTCCGGGTACCGCGAATGTTCCAATCCGCTATAACAAGGTCAACAGCCTAGTGGTCAATGTTGTGTACGCCGAGCGGCAACAGCGCATCCAAGGTGCACCCACGAGGCTGGCATGATCTACCTGTGCCAGTGCGACAAGGTGGTCTACGTGGCGGAAGCCATGTCGAACGAAGAGGCCACCATAAAGCTATTCAACAACATGGTCAGCAATCCGAAAGAACAGATGGCTATGACTCACGGGTTGCGGCCCATAAAGGAGTGCCCGGAAATGCTGGTCTCCACTCCAGAATCAAGAGAGGTCCTCTTTGGATACTGAAAGCGCAAAGTACAGGCAGCGTCACGGAATCGTCGTTCCTCGTTCGACTCTGCTGCCACCGTATCTCGCATCGAACCCTTATTTCGTCGAGTACTGCAATGCGATGGACGCAGTGTTCGGCCCCACTGTAGATGCAGAGCTTCGGACTCTGGCTAATCTCCGCAATATGTGGGTGCAAAACCCTACGACGGAGGCCAGCGTGGACCAGCAGGCGTTGATACCTGACAGTGCATGGTCTACTCCTGACCGCGACCTAGTAGTCAAGCAGGTCAACGCCCTCGGCATGAAGCTCCAGACCGCAGGCATCATCTCAGACGACGCTTACCAGACCATTGCTCGTTTCGTCGGCACCTACTGGTTCGGCAAGGGCACAGGACAGTTCATCGAGTTCATCAACTACTGCCTGTCCTCAGATTTCAGGGTCTTCAATATGTGGACCACTGACTACGTGACCTTCGTACCTGAGGGAGATGAAACCATAGGCACTCCTATATGGGAGGGCGGACCGTGGTATCCGACAACGCACGTATTGATTGAGGCCAAGGGAGGGTTGAAGGGCATCGACATCCTGACGCTCCAGCAGTTCTTCTACGAGATCGCCAACTACAATCTCGTGCTTCAGTCGGTGGACGCAAACTTCGACATGCAGATAGTCTCCGAGATAGACGGCGATGCAGCCGTCATTGTGGCGATAGGCCTGAACAACGATTTCCAAATCAAGCTCACCAATTATTGAAAGGCAGCTCATGACCGACTTCACAACGCCTAAGCTGGTTGTTACCAACGTAGGGGAGGCCGCAGCCTCAGTAGCAACTCCAACCGGTCCCTTCATTGAGATCGCGTCCTTCAAAATCGGCTCGGCGTACGGCTATACACCAGAGCCTACCGACACCGACATCAACGGGGACTTGCTGTACGAGGGCGAGCCCTTGACCTACAAATACGTAGGTAACAACACACTGGACATCGTGTGCCGTATTCCGACTCAGGCCGGCCCTTTCCAGTTCGGTGAGGTCGCACTGTTCCTGACAGGCGGCGCGATGTTCGCCAAGGCGGCGTTCGCTACCCCGCAGATCAAGTACAGTTCTTTGGGCACTAACGTATTGTCGACCTATACCTTCAATTGCCTGCTGAAGCTGGAGCAGTCAGTTGCAGTCTTCCAGGTCAACACCAACTGTTTGCCTCCAGACATTTGGGAAGTTGATCACTGGTCGGATGTCTACCCACCTGCCTTGTCGGCCAATCCGGGCATTCCTTCGATTCTGGTGCGCGAGCTCGATCCGAAAGGTGACTCGACCTTGATCCACCAAGCGTCGGATACTCACTGGACGGTAGGCACTAACTACCAATCGGTGTACAAAGGTCCGTGTCAATCAGGCAGCACCACGACAGTCGTAGTGGCCACCAGCGCTATGGACTCCGTGCTCTCCGTACACGAGTTGGTGTCCTCGACTGCCAAGGAATTTGTGATCGAAAATAGCGCCGGCTATCTCCGCGCGGTCTCTACAGCAGTTCTGAGTGCCGATGAGACAACGCTGACCTTCACCTTTACTGAGGCGTTCCCGACTGCCTTCAGTAGCGGCAATCAGGTCTGGATTCACACGACCAAGGACCTCAGCAAAGTCCGCCTGTCAGCCACTTCTGGGAACCTGCTGGAGAAGCGGTCGGACGGCCTTTACTATGGGACGGTAGCGCCGCCTGAACTTCAGAACATTTATGTCGATGCAGTGAACGGTAGTGACAGCAATCCGGGTACGCGTGCTCAACCCCTGCAGACCCTGCAATACGCATTGAGCCTTGGTGCCTCCGGTATCGACCGCAACATCTTCCTGTACGAGCAACAGACCCACTACGTCGATCCCAACAACTGCGCAGTGTTCAGGGGTGGCAAGTGGTTGATCCAACCGTATGGCCCTCTGTCCGATGCACTACCACCTAACCCAGGTGACTCGGTCTTCATGACTGTCGCCGCCCAAGCCGTCAGCCCGACGATTCAATCCCAGCCGTTCATGCAGTACAACGAGGGTGGTCTGATGGTGCAGTACGCCTCAGCATTGATACCCGACCTCGGGGCCTACGTGCAAGCCATAGACATCAAGTTCGTTGCAGGTATCAAGGTCGCCAACGCCAATCCGGTACACCGGAATGGTAGCTTCATGGACCCCTATGCAAGTGGCAGCTGGCTTCTCCGTAACTGCGAGATTTCGTTGCCTCAGGCGGAGTCGCAATTCGGTTCCAACTTCACGCTGGTGCCGCACAATCTGCTGCAAGAGTCTACGCTGGTCTCTGGCAGTGGCAAGTTGTTCACCGCAGAGTCGCGGGACATGTCCTTCAACTTCCGAGGTGGTGCTGTAGGCTCACGAACTATGACGGTAGCAGGAGTAGCGGCATTCATCGGCAACAAGGTGGCCAGCTCCCCGACCTACACGAACTTCAATACCAACATCTTGCCAACCAGCAGCGGCATGTTGGAGCGCATCAGTGTGCCCGATCCGACGGACTACACCGTACCATCAGATCGCATCGGCTACTACGTGACGGTACGCTGCGAGCACGACAACGTGGGTACTGCCTACCTGCTGGTCAACGGAGTCCAGATCTGCTTCATCGACATTGAGGAGTCCCCTGGATTCCCGGGCCATAGCGGTATGTACACGATTCCGGTCAACCCAGGAGACCGCATACAAATAACGGGCGATTACGGAGTTATTGGAACGGACACGTTCTCTTATGTGTGGCTGTATCCTGAAGGAGTCACGTCTTGGGGATGATCTACTACACCTATTGCCCGGAGACCTTTATTCCTCAAGGCTTTGTCATATCTGAGAATCCGCCGCCTAATTCAACTACGTGGGCGCCACCAGCTCAACGAGAAGGACAGCAGGTCTACTTCAACGGGCATGGCTGGATGCACGGACGCCCTCTTGATCAGATTACGCCCAAGCTGCTAAGTGAAGCGGCGCAAGGAGCTCTGAAGCGGGAGCTGCGCAATGCCATCAATGCACTCACGTCAGGTAAGTCTCCCGACGAAGTGGCGACGTATTCGCGACAGGAGGCAGACGCGAGGGAGTATCTCAAGACAGGCACGCCCAGCCTTTTCTTGGAGACCCTGAGCAGGATCAGGGGCGTAGACGTAGACGTACTTGCCCAGAAGATCGTGATCAAGGCCAACGCATACCACGAAGCAGTTGCAGTTGCTCTGGGTACGTATCAGAGGAAATCTGATGAGCTTGAGAAGAATCCACCGGTTCTCACGCAGGCACTGTTGCAGGAGCCACGCATGCTCATTCCGTAATCCCCTGTGAAAAACGAAAAGAGGGAGCTACCATTAGCAATGGTAGCTCCCTCTTTTTACGGCCGGGTCGAAACGAAATTCAACTGGGCCCTTACTCGTTCGGTGTTGATGTTCGACAACTTGAACGTCCTGAACTCAGTGTCCAGAACCAGCATCTTGTTGGCCGTCAGCGTTACGGATGATCCGTTAGGGCGAACCCCAGTGAACTCCAGCGGCCCCGAACAGGAAACCACCAGCTGCTGGTAAGTCTCCTGCGGATTCGATGACCACACTTGCAATTCATCGAGTTCGATGTACACGTCCTGTATGTTGGACTGGTCAGCGAAGTACAGTGCAGAGTAATTGCCCACCGTGCGCTGTATCTGATTGCGGCACACCGTAGCCTTGAGTTCGAGCCCCAAACTCTGAGGCGGCGAGGCACTGCCTGTGATGTAGGTCATATCTTGTCCTTTACTCGGTCGTATTCGTCACGGCATTCCGGCGAACAGAAAGGTTTGTCAGTGTCGAGCCCGCACAATGGATTGTTGCACGAGCCCTTCGCTTTAGGCGTCGTTTCGACTCGCTCGCGCGCCTCCTTGATTAAGGCCTCCGTGCGCGCCTCAGTGGCCTCAAGTCCGATGTCTGCAAAGTCCATCAATCCTCCTTTGGAGCTTCAAGCAACTTTGGTTCCTCCAGTTCCAGCATGAGGGAAGTCATACCGTCTTGGCCTTTGTGAGTCAACGCTGCTGCTGTTGCCAGCTTCTGATTTACGAGCTGAATGTGCGGCACCAGGTCGGTCTTGAACCTCGGGTGCGACCGCATGGTCTGGAAATGATCATGCGGGATCGTACCAGCAGTGATGAGGAAGTTCTCAGCGCGTTGCTTCAATTCGCCCAGCCACTCTTCTTCTTGACAGGCCTCGCTCATCTCCAGAATAGGAAGATCCGCATACTTGCACTTGGGGCGTATCTCCAACATGAGGTTCTCGATGTCGGCCAACTCTTGTTGAGCGGCTAACACATTCATATCCCAGATAGGGATGTCGGCCTCGATTTCCAACTTGTCGGCTTCGGCCTCCAATACCTCGTAGGCCTTGAACTCTGCTGGGTGGTCGATCACATACTGAGACTTGGCCAGCTTGGCATGTCGACGCTTCAGCTGGGCCTCCGCGTGGCGCAGCTTGTTCTTCATGTCGGTCATCTGACCGTACATGAGTACGTATGCTCCATCAGGCGTTGAGCACTGACCAGCAAGGAAGTAACGAAGCTGGAAGCCGGAGTTCTGGCGGTGCGGTTTGGCAGTCATTTAGTCCTCGGAAGGGTTGTTATAGGTGTCGTGAAATTGCTGGCTTACACAGAGACTCCTGGAATACCGTTGGCGCAGCCATAGGCATATATGGCACTACCGAGGCCTGTACTGCTTCCTAGGACAGCGCTAACCGTGTCGCTGGCGAAAAGCCATTTCGTCCAGTTGGTCTGCCCTGTTGCAGCGCCATAGGGTATGACCCCACTCACATCGTTATTCCACCCGCCGACTACAGACGTGTTACCCACAAGGTTCGTGCTGTTCGCCGCAGTGTCACCTGCGTGCGTGTACTTGCAGGTGAGGTTTGTGCTGTTGGCTCGGGTGAAGATACCTACATTAGCGTTCCCGATTGAGGCACCGGCCGAGTACGACGCTGTGAACGTGAGGTTGGTCCCAGAGACGACGCTGTTGTCAGCAAATCCGTACTTGTTAGTCTGCTGTAGCGAAGATCCCATAAGAGCAAACAGAGCGTGGTCCGAAGTCGCGACAGACTGACCTCCGTAGGCCTGCCCTGTCAGTGTAGTGCCGGACGCCACTGCATCATTTGAGTAGGTAATAGTGTCCACTGCACCCGAAGGGGACGCTCCACTACTGTTGGATATGACACCCACGGTTGAGTTGCCAGACGCGGTAGGGCTCAGGTTGTTAACCTGAGGCACTAAGCTGACGCTCTTAAGCGCTTTCTGGGCGGACCAGAGCATGCGCTTCATGAACAGAATGCCGTTGGAGTTAGACCGCACGCTCAGATAAGCCTTTACAGAGTTACCAACGTTGGTCATTCTATTACCAGACGGGGTAGTGCCGTTCGAGTCTATGCTCGACAGCAACTGCACTGCGGTGTCTGTAGCGAACGAATATCTCCAAGAACCGAGCCCTAATACAACTACCGCAAATGTACCTGGCACCAAATTCTTTGCCGAGAATTGCCCGAGCCCGCGCGAGGACATTACCCCGCGTGTTCCAATCATAGGCATTTGAATCTCCTAGAAGAAGGGCCGCCATTAATGTTAATGGCGGCCCTGTTAATCAATAGAACGTGGTCTGCGCCGCGAATACTATGAAACTCGCTCCGCTCTTAATGATCGTGAACGTATAGATGTCGTAGGCCGAAGGGTTTCCTCCTGAGGGGGCCACTCCGTTTTGCCACTTAGGCGTTATAGCCGAACCATCGATTTGGAAAGTGGTGGGCATAAACGCATTCGAGCCGTTGCTCACTATCAGGGCCAGTGTTACCGACATCCCGGAGGACAGCATCGATCCGAGGGTTGTGGTGCTGTTGAACCTGAAGTTTATACCAAAGTTCTGGCTGAGATTGGTTGTGTAGTACTGCACAGCACCTAATTGAACGTCGAAGTTCGGGCTCGGAGTGGTGCCGGTGATCTTCACCAGCTCAACTGCGTTGACGAACTCTGCCGCAAAGTCAGTTGTCGACCCGTTGAAGATCTGCACCGTGCTGTATGGCGAACCACTACCACCTTTGAGCGGCGTACCGTCTGCCTTCATGTAGTTGACGCACCGCCAGTTACCTGATCCGAGACTCACGAATTGGGCAACATCACCAGCTGCGGTCGTGATGTTCGCAGCGCCTGGTAGGATCAGAGACGTACCATTGTGGGTCAGCGTCAGGGTACTGGCAAAGACCACAACGCGAAACGCACCAGATGCGATAGTGTCGAAGGCCGTGATTGTCGTCGTACCATTGACAAGAATTTGGTTAGCCCCAGCCGCACCGATTCCTGTCGTCGCCGATGCCGTAACGGTCGCCTGAGGTGCGAAGTTCAGCGCGCCACTCATCGTGTCGCCAGCTTTGTTCACGGGCGTGTATCCCAGCGCTGTCGTGATCTGAGTAGGCGTGATCTGACCGCCCGCAGTCACACGACCTTTGGCGTCCACTGTTACTGAGGTATAGGTGCCGGCCGCAACACCAGTTGTTGCCAATGCGAGTGTCAGCACACCCGCCGAACCCGTTACCACCGTCGAGCCCGTCGCATCGCCTGCTGCGGTAAGGGCTCCGATAAAGCCACTCGGGTTCGTCGTCCCATTGTACGGCGTATAGCCCAAAGCCGTCGTGATGTCTGAGCTGGTCAGCGCCGAACCTCCAGTCACCTGACCCAGAGTGTTGACTGTCACCTTCGCGTAGGAGCCCGCAGTCACTCCAGTGGGGGCAATACTGAACTGCAGACCACTCAGAGTCAGACCTGCACCCGCCGTGTACAGGTTGCCTGCCGCCCGCAGCTGACCGAACGTGATAGCATCAGTTCCCACGTTCGGAGTCGTTTGGTTCGTATTGGCCCACTGCGTCAAGCCATTGGTCGTACCGTTCACCACCAGGTACGCTGCGTGGAGCAGCTCTGCTCCTGTGTTGGAATCCGACGAGCGGGTCCACGCACCACTCGCGGCATCGTAGACACCGTTCTGAGTTGCCGTGGTCTGGTTCTTGACCAGCACTCGGTCGCCCGCTTGCAGCGTGTAGCCGTCGATGGTCTGCAGTCCACTCAGAGCCGCAAGGTTTGCAGTGGTAGCCACTGCGGCCGATTCACGCCACGACACGCCGTTGGCTGCGTCGGCCAACGCAGTGTCGACGTAGTTCCTGTTTGCAACATCCGTCAGCGCGACTGGGTCCGGGACACCTTTGATGGTCTTCCCGAGGGTCATGTTGATGTCGCCTGTCATCGTCCCCCCGGCCAGAGGCAGAGCGTCGGTGATGCCGAAGCCTGCCAAAGTGGTCGGATTCGCACCTACAGTCACGCGACCCTTTGCATCGACAGTGACCTGTGTGTAGGTGCCTGCCGTGACGCCGCTGTTCGCCAGCGTAGTGGCTACGGTGCCCGTACCAGTACCCGTGACGTCTCCGGTGAGAGTCGTAGACGTTGATCCTGCCGTCGATGCGATGACGATGCCGCCTGTGCCGTTCGAGGTAACGGTCACATTAGAGCCTGCGACGATAGAGCGCAGATTGGTATTCGAGGAAGCCTGCGAGTCGATCAGGGACACACCGGTACCCACCGAGGTGATGGAGCCACCCGAGCTAGCAATGGTGAGGGTACCTGTCCCGTTGTCGGTGATGGTCACATTGGAGCCTGCGGCCAGCGACTTCAGCGTCACCACGCCAGAGACCTTCGACAGAATCAGTGACGAGCCCGTACCTGCGTTCTGCACGTCGGTCAATGCATTGTTGATCTTCGTGAGCACCGTCGACTTGAGATCGATATTGCCCGAACTATCGATAGAAATGTTCGACGACGACGGAACGATTACGCCGCCCAGTGCAGAGCCTGTGGCAGCGGGCAGCGTGTACGGACCAGGAGCGCCAATCAGGTCAGAGTATAGGCCAGAATAAGCGACATTGGCGAAGCCTCCTATGTCTTGCGCAGTCAACACCACGATTCCGGTCTTGCCGTTCACGGACGTCACCGCACCTTGCGATGCTTGGCTAGGTGTCCTCACAGCGTACACGGCATTTGCGGGAACCACGTCGTGACCGGTCTGCAACTGGCCGTTGCGATAGACGATGGTGGTCGAACCCAGATTATAGGTCTGCGAAACGTTGATGTAGAGATCGCACTGATCTCCACCGACAACGATGGCACTCACTGCTTCGATAGGCAGCGCGTAGCGCCACGCCTGCGTGTTGTCGTAGACGTACAGGCCCGGCACATTAACACCCACCAGTTGGTCGAGGATCAAGGCCCTACCTGTTGTAGGCGCCAGTGGTAGAGCGTCTACGTAAGGAACGAGGACGGCCCCTGAGTTCGGGCCGTCATAGAGAGTTGCTGGGATAAAAAGAGGAGTAGGCATTAGAGCTCCTTGGAGAGTTAGCTTACGAACCAACGTGCTTGAGAATGAATGTACTTCACAGTAACCGATTGGTTCGCTGTTAGAGAGCCCGGCAGCCCTGTCGTAGTACCCCCAGAAGAGGTCCACGACGTAGATGCCCGGTCAGTTGTTGAGGTCACTGTCATAAGCTGCCCGTCTATGTCAGACGAAGCAGCTGGCAGCGTTATAGCGAGGGAAGCCCCTGCTGTTCCAACTAGGTAGGTATAGCGTGTTGACAAGCTGACTGAGGTCAGCTCGTCTGTGGCATCTACCGTATCGGAAAGATTGGCCTCCATCCCGCTTACTAAACTGTCGGTGAGAGAGACCTCAGCAAGAGCGCCGCTCACGTTCACCAGTGGACGGCGCTGCGCCATTTAGGCCACCACGATGACGGGCTGCGGCTCGAAGGTCAGCGACGTGGCGGCAAATGCAGTGCCCAGACGCTGACTGATTTGACCACTTCCGGTAGGAGCTGAGGACTGCGTACCACCCGGAGTGGAAGTGCTGAGGAACACCGGACCAGCTGTCAGGCCAGTCAGGTGCGTGTTGGAGCCCTCGAAGTAGACGGTGGCCGGATCACCGCTGGTCACTGCGGCCAGCACAAAGCCGTGCGCCTCCTTGCCCGTGGCGGCGTCTGCCTTCTGGACATTCGGCGTACCCGAGTTGTTCCACACGTTCACGAAGTCGCCGTCATCCAGGTCTTCGGAAGCCACGATGCTGCCGGTTTCCGCCCCGATGCCCACTGGCATCACCGACGTGTCCAGCCGGCCGGTGGAGTCGAGAGCCGGAGTCTTACCCGAGTCGCCCGCGCCAGCGGAAGTCACCGTGGCATTGATGATGGAATGATCCAGTACGCCGGATGCGTTGAGCGCCGGAACCTTGTTTGCGTCACCTGCGCCTGCCGAGGTGATGAGAGCGGCCTCTTCCGTCAGCTGGCCGTTAACTTGCTTGATGAATTTCTTAGTCGATGCAGTACCCATGTTACGCTCCTTAGTCGAGAATGATAGGTTGTTTCATCGAGATCAGAATTGAAGACGGCTTGATAGCGATCCCAACTATCAGGCTGTATCCCACGGAAGGGTTTTCTTGTGTCAGATTCCCGTCTATTCCATTGAAGACTGGTTGACCGACTTCCCAATTCCAGCCAGAGTCGGTCAGCTCTCCGGTTGTTTGAATTCTTACGAGCTGGCCCTGGCTTGCGGCCTCAGCACTTATGCCTGCCACTTTGAAAGCGTCAGCCGGCACATTGCTAGATGCGTAGTCGGCGCCATCGTCAGCGGTCTTGAGCACTCTATGCTTGTCTAGCGTCCGTGACGCCTTCAGATAAAATTCTGAAGGACGTGGACTCAACACGCAGAAGACACTGTGCCCTTGGAGACTCGGCGAGTGCGAAAGAACTCCATTCTTGTACGAGATGGAGGCGGCGGGTACAGTCAGCGGACTATCGAGGCCAACATAGACATCCACTTCGTAGCCCCGGATCAGCACGTCGGAGACCACCGGCTGAGGCAAGGCAAATCGCCATGTCTCGTTCTCCAATACGTATAGACCCTGGTGGAATGACCCCAGATCCGCTGTCAATACGAAAGCCCCCAAACCGCTAGACGTCGAGGGTGTCGTAGGCAACAGAGGTGCGTACGAATAAATGTCTGCCTCTGCGTGTATCGTTAGAGGCAGATAGAGCAGTGAATCTGGGACCATTACAACCTCCGACTAGAAGATTTGATTGGCTTTGTTGAGAACTTTGAGTCGGGCAGGCGCGGTAGCAGCAGACCCGTTGATTTGAGTAGTGACTTGGGTGAACTGATCCAGGTCAGCTAAGTGATTGAAGCCCCGACTATCCCAGAACCATCCTGCGCTCATCATGGCGTCGGCCGGCTTGGCTACCAGCTCCGGATCAGTCACGCAGCGGTCATCGCCGTATATAGCGTGCGAGTACGCCTTGTAGTTGTCGAGGAATGTCAGATGGAATCCGCCTCGTCCTCTGTAGAGCCATCCGTCGTTTGTTCCGCTATTGCCGTTGCGCCCTCCATACACGAAGTTCGCCAGCTTCTGGGGGTTCTTGATGTAGTCAGGTGCGTAGGCGAGGCGGATGTTCCGGTCCAAGGTGAACCGTTTGGGCCATACGGCAACTAACCGCTCAGGCGTCGAGTACCACAGGTCCTCCTCGAATCTAGTGAACATCTGGGTCTCGAAGGCTGCGTGGGTGAGGAAGTACCGCACACGCCTTTGCGTGTTTATGGCGAAGCGATCCAGCACGGCGTTGATAGAATCTACTAGAGCCTCGTCGGACTTGCCGACGAAGCTCATGAGTTGACTACTGTTGATCATTGTTTGGCTCCACATAGATTATAGCCAGTGGGAAATCTAGCTCACTAGAGCGCAGTGGGTTCAGCTTGTATCCGATCACTACGTGCGCCTCGTAGCGACCGCGGGCCATATTACGATTGGTGACGAACTTGTAGTTCATCCCGGGTTCGTAGTGAATGGCGTCTGTTTGACTAACGCGCTTACCTCGTAGATTGCGTATCTCCGCTCGCATGGTGAAATCTTGAAGCACCGACGCATAGTTCTCGACTGGCACGTTAAGCGCTAGGCTCTGACCTTCAACTTGACTGAGTACCGACACGTCGCCGACGTTGATCTCAACATCAGGTTGCCACCACCAGAAAATTAAGGTCAAAGCCGTTCCTGCTGAAACCGTACTTGCAATCCATCGGAGAGCCCCCATCAGTTCACCGTTATGGTGGTGACTGGGATCTCTTTTGCCACGGCCTTAATGGGATTCACCGTGTACTGAACTTTGGCGACCAACTGGTAGTCGCCGGGCTTGATCGTTGCGGGGATAGGGATCAGCATGTTGTCGAAACGAGGTGTTCCTCGCGTCTCTACCTTTGGGAACTTGATGATCCGCCCGTGTCGATCTATTAATTCCAAGTGATAGGCAACCCTGAGAGGCTGCCCCTCATTGAACTCGATACCGCCTTGAAGCTCTTGCATTGACCCGCCTAAGACTGTTCGTGCCTGTACGTGTGAACGTATCTCAGGTGGTTTCTGCAAGCACCAAAGCACGGGAGTGACTACGACGCACGGAACCACGAATAGTGCTGAGAGGGCATACACGGCATCTGCTATGGTCTTGAATTTTTTGCCTAAGATCAGTAGTTGAGTTGCGGTCATTTTGGTTCCTCGTCTTCAGTTTTTCTCAAGCCGAATTTGATTCGCCAGATGTTCTCGAACTCTGCCCAGCAGCGATTTCCCATTGCTCCTGCTATAGCAATTGCCACTGCACTCATCGGCCCATGAATGTCGCGCGCTTCGCACAGCCAGAACACGATGATGCCCGTAACACCTGCAGTCATCATGTCCAACAAGAGCTTTCCCAATCGAAACTTCTTCATGGCGTTCAGGTGTTTGACTACGCTTGCCATAGTGGCCACCATGACCACCCACAGGTAGGTGGTCCAAGTATAGCCCAATGGGTCCCGCCACTGAGACAGGGTCTCTAATATCTTCGGATCCATAGAAGCCCTTTTTAATTTAAAGTCATTGCATGAAATTGAGACAGTAAATAGTTAGCAAAGGAGGAAAGTATGAGCTGCGTTGGAATATTCATAGCTGAGGGTGCTCACTCTGCGCTGTTCAATCCTGAGCTGGCGCTTGCGCAAGGCCAAACCGTAATGCTCAACCTGGGTCCCGATGTAGATCCGCAAATTCTACGAGAGGCCGTGCAGACCCGTCTCCGCAAGTCCATACCGCACGTCACTGTAGGCTTCGTCGATCACTACGCGGAGCTCGAGACCGAGAAGCCTGAAGAGGATTACGTACTGGTGATCAAACAAGAGGCCCCACTCTACTCAAGGAGCATGCACTAATGGGTGAACGAATATTGGTGGTGGATGCAAATTGGTATCTGCATCGCTGCTATCACACGGTCGTAGGTAAGACCAATCGCCGTCTGGAAGACGTGCTGCCAATGAATCTTCTGAACCTCGTTCTGAAGGACGCCGTCAACGTCAAGGCCCCTCGCATTCTGGTGGCGTTCGACGGACACGCGGTCTTTCGATACGACATCTACAAGAATTACAAGGTGTCCCGAGAGGAGAAGAGAGCAGAGAAGGAATCAGAAGAGGGGTACACGGACGTCTACGCCTGTTTACCGAATGTACGGTCGCTATTCGCCTCGTGTGGCGTCCACGTCCTCCAGCACAAGAAGTACGAGGCCGACGACGTGTGGGCATCCGCTGCTGCGCAGTACTCGGCACTTGGCTATGACGTGGTGGGAGGATGCAAGGACAAGGACGGATTTCAAGCCCTGAAGAAGGGTGTCCGCATGTACGACTCAAGCGCCAAGCCTGAGCCCAAGTACATGACGGCGGAGAAGGCGGAGAAGCTAAAAGGTGTACCCGTCTCCAAGATGGTGATGTACCAAACCCTGATAGGTGACGGCATCGACGACATACCGCAGATCCTTAGCCCTGCGAAAGCTAAGGCCGTTTGCCTCAAGCACAAGTCGATCAAAGACTGGTTCGAGGCCTCTGACGAAGCGACCAAGAGGTTCATTCGTTCCAAGCAGGCTCAGCTGATGATCAACAACAAGCTGGTGACGCTCAAAACCGACTTGGCTTTGCCTGATCCGAAGATGCTGAAGCCAGCCAAGGTGCAGAAGACCGGCATGAGTAGTTGGTGGTACGCACACCAAGATCTGTGCTGGCCCAAGACCCGAGGTCTGTTCGGCAGGAAATAAAAGAGGGAGCTACCATTGCTAGTGGTAGCTCCCTTTGTGCACTCTAGTCGATTAGAGGATGCCTGTGTTTCCGTTCGAGGTGGCGCCATTGTTGGTTGCCGCAGTGTTCGCCGGTAGACTCGTACCTACACTGAACGTATCGCTGGCGTAATCGCATCTTGCTGTCGTTGCCACTCCGGTGCGCACGCTGAAGATACCGCACGCGCTGTTCCCTGTTGCCTGTAGGCTGATAATCGCTGCCGACAAGTTGTTTCCCACAGCGAAGGTGTTGCTCGCATACGAGTATGTATTGGTCACTAGGTTAGCTGACGAACCACCTGTGACGAATGCACCCATAGTCATGTTGCCAGCAGCGCCACCGTTCTTGCTAGTGGTCGTAAGGTTACCACCTGCTATCACAGAGTCGTCCGAGTACGTGTACCGATTCGACACGTTCGTACCCGCAGTTGCAGTGCCGCCCATTGCGAAGATACCGTAGGTGTCGTTGCCGCATCCGGCACCTCCACTTAGTGCTACAGTAGCAGATGTCGATGCAGCAGACGTGTTGGCCGCGAACGTGTACTTCATGAATGGCTGCACGCCTGACACGTTAGGGGAAACCAGACCGAACGACGCGTTAGAGCACGAAGCAGAGCCCGACCCCGTAGCAACCCCTAGCGCCGCCCCGTCGTCTGTTATGGTGTTGGACGCATAGGTGTATCGGGCTGAGAGCCCACTCGAGGACGATTGGAAGAACACGCCTCTCGTTGCGTTACCCACCGAGATGGTCCGGTCAATCGTACTGGAGAACGATTGAGCTACGCTCGTCGCGTCTCCAGAGTACGTGTACTTGGCCGACGAGTTGCCGGTGGTCTTGAAAATGGCGTACGCACCATCCGTGATCGGAGGCACGTAGTTGCCGCCTGCGTCTAAGTATTTCCTGAGCCTGAACATCACATCACCCGAGCAAAGATGGTTGTACCGCCGTCGGACGACCAGAAGATAACGAAGTCGACACCTGGGTTCTGGAAGTTAGTGGCCCCACGTTTGGCAGTCATGTACGTGGGGAAGTCGTTCGTCAACGTTCCGTCAGGCTTCACCCACTGCACCGCAGCCGGGAACGTATGCGAAGCCGCCAGTCCGCCGTTCGTGAGCTGAAACTCCATTTCGCCGTAGTTGCCGGAAGTTGGCCATCCTGAAAGCGACCACGTGATGGCTCCAGTGCCCGTCACAGTCACAGTCTGGAAGTTCGCAGTCGAGACATTTCCGCTAATGGTTGTCGTAGCAGAGGGCAATGCATTGCCTTTCAAGAACAGGCCGACTGCAATGCCGTTCACGCGGTCCAGCTTGTCGAACGAGGAGCTGATAGACAGCACTCCGGAACCGTCGATGCTCAGTCCTGATCCTACCTTGACTGCACCCAGTGTGGACGCCGAGGCCACCGGAATGTTCGAGTAGCTTGCAGATACCGTACCGTCTACACCTACGCTCAGACCTGCACCGATCTTGACGACGCCCAGCGTAGTGGTTGTCGCAACAGCTTCGGTCGCCACTTGCTGCCATGCGTTCCACGTCCCGCTGTAGCATGCCCTCCACCATAAGCCTGCCGCAGTGGTCAGCCGCTGGATAACGTCTCCAGTGCCGCCGTTCACAAGCGGAACGATCTCAAGGGTGGCCGCCTGCGTGATCCCAGGAGAGTTGGTCAGCGTAGGTGCGACTGCTGCGGTAACAGTAAATAGACCAGTGGTCTTGTAGGTGTTGAGGTCTGCTGCGTTCGACACTGAGGCCGGGTTGATCAAACCGATGTCGGTTGTCGTCACCTGCACGTTACCGTTCACATCCGGTGCCACATTGTTGACGGTCTTGACCGGAGAGAAGCCGAAGTCGATTACGCCCTGTCCGTTGACCACCAGGTTGCCGTTCGACGGTAGCTTCACCCCACCCAGCGTGGACAGACCTGCTATCGGCAGCGAGTAGGGAGTCGGCTTGTTGATCAGGTCGTTGTAGTTGCCCGTGCTTGCTACAGTAGCCAACCCCGGAATATCGGAGGGCGTCAGGTTGACGACTCCGGTCTTGCCGTTGACAGACGTCACTGCACCCAGCGATGCCGCGTCTACCGAGCATGTCCCGTCGAGCGCCACCTGCAGACCTGCACCGATCTTAATACCGCCCAGCACGCTGGGTGACGCGATGGGGATCGTAATCTGCGCCGAATTGACCAGTCGCGTGTAGACCATGACCTTTGCACCGACCTGTGGCACGATAGCCAGCGGAGTCTGGAAGCCCAGCGTCACCGATCCCCCGCTTTGAATGGCAGTCTTCACAT